GAAAAAAGCCCCCAGACCTCTTCTTAGACATCATACTTAATAGTAATAAGTTCTGCGGTGGAGGCGGATAGTTCAGGAGGGGGGGTACTGCGTAGCGGAGTGATGAGCTTGGTCGCTTCCGGCGGGGGGGGAGGCCCCGGGGTGTAGCCCTACTATGGCAGTGACCTCCCGTGAACATTTTTTTTTAGCCTTGGTACCCTAACAAACAATTTTTTAGCATAGACGCCGTAGTAGCCTAAAGGCCTAACAAACATTTTTTTTTTAGCATATACGCCCTAACGAAATATTTTAGACAGCAGGGCACACCACTAACCGCTGAATTTTTTTTATATTTGTAATATGAACCATATCTATTCACTTGTATACGCGCCGAGAGCCGTCGTGGCCACCGAAAAGATACTTGACGCACTGTATAAAGCCGCAAGAACCGGGTTAACGGGTGAAAGTCTTGCTTACGCTGCGGGTTTAACCCCAATTGAGTTTCGCAGGTTAATGGATTTTGATTCCGCTGTCGAACATGTTGTAGGTCAAGCAAAGGCAGAAGCTGAGTTGAGTTTGGCGGATACGATGTACACAGCAGCAACGGAAGGTGGGGACACAAAAGCCGCGTTAGAGCTGCTTAAACATCGCCATGGGTGGGTAGCTAAGCAACATGTAAGCATCGAGGTAGATCAGCGTATCAGCATTAAAGACGCGTTGTTAGAGGCCAACAGCCGTGTCGTTGATGCGGGGTTTGAGGTTGTGCAGACAGAAGACGAGCGTAAAAAGCGCATTAAAGATAGTGGGGGTTTGCACTCGGTAAGCAGATTGCGGACAAGCGCACCAAAAGAAACCGAAAAAAGCTGATGCAGAATCTGAGATACAGCCCACAAGACGAACAGATGCTAATGACGCATCTTTGGTCGTCGCAGTTGAAGAACGACCCACTAGCATTTGTGATGTATGTTTTTCCCTGGGGGAAGGCGGGCACACCGTTAGAGAAACACAGGGGCCCCCGCAGATGGCAAAAGAAAGTGTTGAGGGATATAGGCACGCATGTAGCCCGCAACGCGGGTAAAACGAGCATGTATGATGTGCTGCGAATGGCCCGAGCGTCCGGGCGGGGTATTGGGAAGTCAGCGCTGGTGAGCTGGTTGGTACATTGGATGGTGAGCACCCGCATAGGAAGCACAGCTATTGTCAGTGCTAACAGTGAGAGTCAGCTAAGGTCCGTGACTTGGGCGGAAATTACCAAATGGCTCAGTATGGCGCTGAACAGCCACTGGTTCGAGATTTCAGCCACACGCGTGATACCCGCAAAGTGGCTGACAGATTTGGTGGAGCAAGATTTGAAGCTGGGCACAAGATACTGGGGGGTTGAAGGAAAGTTGTGGTCCTCGGAAAACCCGGACAGCTACGCGGGGGTGCATAACTTCGCGGGGGTGATGCTGGTGTTTGATGAGTCCAGCGGTATTCCAGACTCTATCTGGTCGGTAGCTGCGGGGTTTTTCACAGAAGACACGCCTAACCGGTTCTGGTTGGCGTTCAGCAACCCGAGACGAAACAGCGGGTATTTTTACGAGTGCTTCAACAGTAAACGGGATTTCTGGGATACAGATACTATTGATGCGCGATCAGTAGAGGGCACTGATGTCGAGTTTTACAAGTCAATCATTGACGAGTACGGTCCAGAAAGTTATCAGGCGAATGTTGAGGTGTATGGCGCGTTCCCTGACTCAGGGGAGGATTTGTTCATATCCCCGTCACTTGTGGAAGGCGCGATGGGGCGGGCGCTGGAAATAGACCCGTTGGCTCCAATAACGGTTGGAGTTGACCCCGCACGATTTGGAGCAGACAGCACTGTAATTGTGGTGAGGCAGGGGCGCAAAGTGTTAGAAATACGCAAGTATCAGGGCGAAGACACTATGGAGATCGTCGGCAGGGTGATTGACGCTATAGAAGACTTTCGCCCTGCGATGGTCGCGGTTGACGAAGGGGGGCTCGGAGCGGGGATTGTGGACAGGTTGAAAGAGCAGAGGTACAAAATTAAAGGTGTTAACTTCGCAAGCAAGCCGCGCAACCACATGATGTATGTTAACAAAAGGGCCGAGATATGGGGGCTTATGCGTGACTGGCTAAAAGAGGGGGATATACCGCAAGACAAGTACTTGAAAAAAGACCTGGTGGGCCCTACGACGAAGTACGACTCAAAAGGTGCGATGCAGCTTGAATCCAAGCAGGATATGAAGAAACGAGGGTTGGCAAGTCCAGACGCAGCCGACGCGCTAGCGTTGACCTTTTCGCATCCGGTAGCGTCCCGGGGTGGGGGGTATAGGAATAATGAGAAAAAGTCATATAATACACAAAATATGGCAACTTTATCATGGATGGGCGCGTAAGAAGGCAGCTAAAAGATTCGTATAGACAGAAAGCAAAGGAAAAAACCTAATGTCGAACCAAAAGAAATCACAGGAAGAAATGTTGGCTACAATGCGTTCGCGGTTGTCTAACGCGATGGGCGCATATAGTTCTTCCCGAGAGAATGAGCTTGAAGACCTTAAGTTTTTTGCCGGAGACCCGGATAATCAATACCAATGGCCCGAAGATGTGTTGTCAACACGCGGTTCGGTGCAAGGGCAGACACTAAGCGCCCGCCCGTGCCTTACCATCAACAAACTGCCTCAGCATGTTCGGCAGGTGACCAACGAGCAAAGGCAGAACAGGCCGGCGGGTAAGGTCATCCCGGTTGACGCTGAGGGTGATGATCAGGTAGCTGAGATTTTTGACGGTATTGTTAAGCATATCGAATACATGTCCGATGCGGATGTAGCTTATGATACTGCGTGTGATAACCAAGTAGTATATGGAGAAGGCTATGTAAGGCTCTTGACGGAATACTGCGACAGCAATAGTTTTGATCAAGACCTTCGTATAGGGCGTGTTCGTAACAGCTTCAGCGTGTACATGGACCCTATGATACAAGACCCATGCGGGGCAGACGCGAATTGGTGCTTTATCACATCAGATATTACAAAAGAAGAGTATGAGCGTAGTTGGCCGGACGCTACCCCCGTGAGTACGATCATGGCGCAGGGCACCGGCGACGCGTCTTTAACCTCGTGGATTACAGAAGACACCGTCCGTATTGCAGAGTACTTTTACTATACCCACGAAAAAAAGAAGCTCAATTTATACCCCGGCGATGTTTCGGCTTTTGAAGGTTCGCCGGAAGACGAGGAGATGAAGCTGATGGGCCTCCCGGCTTCTCGTGTTCGTATGGCGGATGTTAAGAAAGTAATGTGGGTTAAAACGAATGGATACGAAGTTCTCGAAGAGTCTGAATGGGTGGGTAAATGGATACCTGTTGTCAGGGTTGTGGGCAACGAATTTGAGGTAGACGGAAATATATTCGTTTCTGGGCTTGTGCGTAACGCCAAAGACGCGCAGCGAATGTATAACTACTGGGTTAGCCAAGAGGCGGAAATGCTTGCACTGGCGCCTAAAGCGCCTTTTATCGGGTATGGAGGACAGTTTGAAGGTTTTGAACATCAGTGGAAAACTGCCAATATTAACAACTGGCCTTATCTGGAAGTAAACGCGGATGTTACAGATGGAGCCGGGCAGTCACTCCCGCTCCCTCAGCGTGCCGCGCCCCCTCTTGCACAAACAGGCCTCATTCAAGCAAAGATGGGAGCGTCTGAGGATATTAAATCTGCTACGGGGCAGTACGACGCCTCTTTGGGTATGATGTCTAACGAGAGGTCCGGGAAAGCCATTCTTGCGCGTGAGAAGCAGGGGGACACGGGGACTTACCACTACATAGATAACCTTTCCCGCGCTGTACGGCATGTTACCCGTCAGCTTGTGGATGCCATTCCGAAAATATATGATACCGAGCGCGTTGCCCGCATTATCGGCGTGGATGGTGAGGTTAAGATGGCAAAAATCAACCCAATGCAGCCGGAGCCTGTCAAAGAAATTGTTGACGAAAGGGGTATAGTACTTGAGCGTATTTACAACCCAAGCGTGGGTAAATATGATGTTGTGGTTACTACCGGGCCGAACTATATGACTAAGCGGCAGGAAGCTCTAGATGCTATGAGTCTGCTTCTACAGTCTAACCCTCAGCTTTGGCAGGTTGCCGGTGATCTGTTCATTAAGAATATGGATTGGCCGGGTGCCCAGCAGATGGCAAAAAGATTCGCCAAATCAATTGACCCGAAGCTGTTGCAAGAGGATGAGAAATCTCCTGAGCTACAGCAGGCTGAATTACAGATGCAGGCAATGGGGCAGGAGCTTGATAAACTACATCAGATGCTTCAGAGCGTGGGTAAATCCATTGAGGTGCAGGACCAGAAACGCAAAGACTATGAGGCTGAAATCAAAGCATACGCCGCCGAAACCCAGCGTATCAGCGCGGTGCAGTCCGGAATGTCACCCGAACAGATTCAGGATATTGTTCTAGGCACAGTACACGGGATGATGCAAAGTGGGGACATTAGGCCCGAACAAGCACCACAACAGGGACTGCCTATGGAACAACAGGCCCCACCTATGGAACAACAGGGACTGCCTATGGAACAACTGGCACTGCCTATGGAACAACAGGCCCCGCCTATGGAACAACAAATCCCGCCTATAGGTTAATAAGCCGTGGGGATATTAAGCAAGAAATAACTATATTAGCATTATAAGGGGATACGCACCAATGCAGAACATAATTGATGAGACAGCCGTGCGGTAAAAACGGACTATTTATATGCTCAAAGCCCTAACCTAATGTCAGTCTATCTTTGCCCATCGGCAAAACAGCAGTATCTTGACGCTAATGGCAATCCGTTAGCCGGTGGAAAACTGTACACATATCACAGCGGAACAAGTGATCCGCAGGCCACATATACCGATGAGAACGCGTCGGCGTACAATTCAAACCCGGTTATTTTAAACTCCAGGGGAGAAGCTAGTATATTTTGGCTAAACGATGTGTATTCAATTCGGCTTACGGATTCAGATGACAATCTGATATACACCCAAGACGGCGTAACCCCCGCATTTGCAGGAAACAGCCTTTCGTACAAAGGTGTTTGGGACGCGGACACAAACACCCCCACGATTGTTTCAAGCATAGGGAGCCCAGGGGATTATTATATCGTCAATGTAAACGGAAGCACCAGCATCGACGGAACAGCGGTATGGAATGTTGGTGATTGGGTGGTCTTTGGCACAACAACTTGGCAGCGGGTACCATTAAGTACTTTGTCGATCATAAACGGAGGTGTCTATGCTTAAAGTATCAAATTACACAAAGATGAGAAGAGTACTTTTTTTCGGATCCTCCACCACTTGGGAGGTGCCTTCTGGAGTAGATTACTGCACCGCACGGATATGTGGTGGGGGTGGCGGAGGTGCGCATCAGGGCGCACCTACCGCCGGCGCGAACTCAACGGTCAGCTGCGGCGATGGTGTATTCACTGGTGTTGGAAGTGAACCGGGGAAGATTGAGTACATGGGGAGCGAGGGAACATGCCGTTCTGGACGGGAGTTTAGTGGGCAGAGCGCTTTTTTCGCTGGCGGTAGATATGGGCGCAGTTTCGCGGGTGTGATTCCTGCTGCGGTCAATGAGTTCGGAATCGAGCTGATACCCGGAGAGACCGTAACTATCACAGTCGGCGCCGGCGGTGCGGAGGGTGTTCTGTATTCACAATCGCCCGGGCCGGGCACAGCAAACGGTGGTTCAGGTTTCGTAAACATAGAATACTGGATTTAGTGGCGTACTATGCTTAAAGTATCAACTTTCTCCACGACAAGTGCAAGCGCGGTTGCGTATAAAGGTGCGTGGAACGCCGCCACGAATACCCCGCATCTTGCTTCTGGAATGGGAGATCCGGGCGCGTATTATGTTGTTAGTGTGCCCGGAACAACGGAGCTTGATGGTGTTGCCAACTGGGGTGTAGGCGACTGGGCTGTATTTGGCGCAACTGCATGGCAGCGGCTTGAGGGCGGAGAACAGCTGAATGCAAAAACGCTTATTGTTCAAGAGACCGCGCTTTTTGAAGGAAACATCACCAACACCGCGCTCAACGCGTCACAAGCGGTCGCTACAGACGCGTCAAAACGACTTGTTTCTGTAGCAAACTCCGGTGTGGGGTTAAATGTTCTTGCGGAATCGCCTTCGCTTTCTACGCCGTCTCTTGGGGTGGCTACAGCTGCCTCGGTCAACAAAGTAACAGTTACTCAGCCGGCTACAGGTTCAACGCTCACCATAGCTGACGGGAAAACGCTCAGCACAAGCGCAACAATTACGCTTGAGGGCACGGATGGAAAAACTTTTACTTTAAACAAAAACATTATTCTTGATGGTGTTGATGGTAAAAAGCTGACACTTAACAAAAACCTTGCTCTTGATGGTGTTGATGGTACACAGCTGACACTTAACAAAAACCTTACGCTTGATGGTGTTGATGGTAAAAAGCTGACGCTTAACAAAAACCTTACGCTTGGTGGTACAGACGGCACCGTGATGACCTTTCCAACTACGAGCGCCACATTAGCCCGAACAGACGCAGGCAACACTTTTTTAGGCCATCAGGTAATAGAGGGCGTTACTTCAACAGGCGCTACGGGGACTGGAAAGTTTGTATTTAGTGACTCTCCCGTTATTACAGGACACCTCACCGTCGAGAGTGTAACCTCAACAGGTGCAGCGGGGACTGGAAAGTTTGTATTTAGTAACTCTCCCGCGCTTACCGGTGTCCCAACAGCCCCGACAGCGGTATTAGGTACCGTTTCAACACAAATAGCGACTACCGCGTTTGTTCAAAGCGCATTATCCAGCGTAACAGTTATTTCAGGAGGCACTTTCCCCCCAACAAAGAGGAGAAGAGTACTTTTTTTAAGATCATCCACCACTTGGGTGGTGCCTTCTGGAGTAGATTACTGCACCGCACGGATATGTGGTGGGGGTAGCGGGGGTAGCGACCAGAACGGCACACCTACCGCCGGCGCGAACTCGGTGGTCAGCTGCAACGCGGGTGAATACAGCGGTGTTGGAGGGGATCCAGTGTCGATTAGTTACATGGGGAGTCACGCAACATGCCGTTCTGGACGGCAGTTTAGTGGGCAGAGCGCTTTTTTCGCTGCCTCTCAAGAAGGGTACAGTCTCGCGGGCATGATTCCTGCTGCGGTCAATGAGTTCGGAATCAATCTTATACCCGGAGAGACCGTAACTATCACAGTCGGCGCCGGCGGTGCGCAGGGTACGCTGTATTCGAGCCCGCCCGGGCCGGGCACAGCAAACGGTGGGTCAGGTTTCGTAAACATAGAATACTGGATTTAATGGCGTATTATGCTTAAAGTATCAACTTTTTCCACGACAAGTGTAAGCGCGGTTGCGTATAAAGGCGCGTGGAACGCCGCCACAAATACCCCGCCTCTTGCTTCTGGAATGGGAGATCAGGGCGTGTATTATGTTGTTAGTGTGCCCGGAACAACGGAGCTTGATGGTGTTGCCAACTGGGGTGTAGGCGACTGGGCTGTATTTGGCGCAACTGCATGGCAGCGGCTTGAGGGCGGAGAGCAGCTGAATGCAAAAACGCTTGTTATTCAAGAGACCGCGCTTTTTGAAGGAAACATCACCAACACCGCGCTCAACGCGTCGCACGCGGTCGCTACAGACGCGTCAAAACGACTTGTTTCTGTAGCAA